ATAATGTTACGGCAACAGGCACAGGGGGATCAAGATCACGACTTGTTGATTTTAGTATAATTGCGGGTGGTGGTGGTCCTGGTATAGGTGGAAATGCCGGTAGTTCAATCCAAAGAGGATATGGTGGGGGTGGTGGTGTTGCTTCTGGTACATATGCTGTAGGTGTAATAACCTTAGATAATGGTACAACAGGTGATAGAGCTCAAAAAGAATCCCCAGGTAATGGTGGTAATTCTGGTGGAACAGACTACGGAAGAGGTGGTAGTGCAGCTCAAATAGGTCGCAACCAACAAGCTACAGGTGATGATGGTGGTAAACCAGGTGCCGGTGGTGGTGGTGGTGGATATAATAACGGTAGTTCAGGCGGTGGTAAAAAAGGTAAAAAAGCAGATTCTTCTGTTGATGCAGCAGGTGGAGGCGGTGGAGGCGGTGGAGCCTATGCTTCTGCTTCTTTTGTTAAAGGTCAAATACCACAAAGAATGGTGATAACATACGATGTGGGTGCTGGAGGAATTATTGATCCTGCAGAATATCCAGGTGGTAATGGAGCTGACGGCCGTATAAGAATAACTTGGTCGTGATTATAAATATCTAAAAAGGAAATTTAGATGGCCACTATTACCTCTCGCTCAGAATTCAAAGAATATTGCCTTAGAAAACTTGGCAAACCAGTCATTGAAATTAACGTTGATGATGACCAAGTTGAGGATCGTATTGACGAGGCTCTTAAATATTATTGGGACTATCATTTTGATGGTACTGAAAAGATGTACTACAAGTATCAAGTGACTGATCAAGATAAAAGCAACAAATATATTACCATTCCAGAAAACATTATCGGGGTGGTTAACATCTTTGACTTGTCATCAAGTCTTGCTACTGGTTCTGGTATGTTTAACGTCCAATACCAATTTGTTCTAAACAACCTTTATGAACTCGTTAACTTTGAAGTAGCCCACTTCTGGCAGGCGATGGAACACATCCAGTTCATGGAAAAGATGTTGGTCGGAAGTCAACCGATTCGTTACAATCGTAATGTCAACAAGCTTTACATTGACACCAATTGGGACAAGATCACAACAGGCAACTACATCATTGTAGAGGCCTATCAAGTCGTTGATCCTAGCACATATGCAGATGTTTGGAAAGACCGTTGGCTTCAGAATTATGCCACTCAAAAGATCAAGTATCAATGGGGTTCTAACCTAACGAAGTTCTCTGATATGCAACTTCCCGGTGGTGTTAGATTCAACGGCGAGAAGATTCTTGGAGATGCGGAAGCCGAATTACGCAAGATGGAAGAAGAAATGATTTCGAGCTTCAGTCTACCAATCTTTGATTTGATAGGGTGATATTTTGGCTACAAATTTTTATTTCAGCAACTTCTCAAACTCAGGCGAACAGAACCTTATTGAGGATCTTATCATAGAATCAATTCGTATATACGGTTTTGATGTGTGGTATATTCCAAGAACAATCGTCGCCAAAGATGAACTGCTAAACGAAGATGATCTATCAACATTCAAATCGGCATATATGATCGAAGCTTACATCAAGAACGTGGATGGGTTTGCCGGTGATGGTGACTTCCTATCTAAGTTTGGTCTACAGATCAACGACACCATGACACTGACTATCGCTATGAGAAAGTTTGCAGAAGATGTAGGTCTATATGATGCCGAAGTTAGACCTAACGAAGGCGACCTAATCTTCTTCCCACTCAATCGCAAGATCTTCGAAGTCAAGTTTGTCGAACACGAAGCCATCTTCTATCAAATGGGTAAGTTACAGACCTACGATCTACGTTGCGAACTCTTCGAATACTCGCAAGAACGTTTCAACACTGGTGTAGAAGAGATTGATACTCTTCTTACCAAATATACGATCACTTCAGACGAAGCAATTGCAAACGTTGATTTGTTTGATACTCTTGCCGACAATATTACAATTGAAACAAATGCAGACAGTATCCTAGACTTCACCGAAACCAACCCATTCGGAGAGGATAATTACTAATGTTTGGTACAAGCTTTTATAATGAGACCACCCGCAGATATACGGCCATATTCGGTACGTTGTTTAATGATATCAAAATTACCCGCAAAGACAACTCTGGATCGACTATTCAAACGATGACAGTTCCTATTAATTATGGGCCCATGCAAAAGTTCTTAGCTCGTCTAGAACAAGATCCTACTTTGACTGCACCTCAGATCACTCTTCCTCGTATGTCGTTTGAGATGACGGGGTTATCATATGATGCCGAGAGAACTCTCACTCCCATGGGCAGACACCATAAATCAATCGGTACAAATGATGGATCATTCAATACACAATATACGCCCGCACCATACAATTTGACGTATCAATTAAACATTATGACAAAGTTCCAAGAAGACGGAACTAAAATTATGGAACAGATTCTACCATACTTCAAGCCAGATTTTACCCCCACTGTCAAATTGATAGATGATTTAGATATCCATTTAGACATACCTATTGTACTCGACAGTGTGACATTTGAAGACACATATGAAGGCAACTTTGAACAAAGAAGAGCTCTTATCTGGACACTTACTTTCACGATGAAAGGTTATTACTTTGGTCCCGTGACGCAGAAGAAAGTGATCAAGTTTGTGAAAGCAAATTTGTATTCGGATATTACATCAAATACTGTTGCAGAGTATGTCACTGTACAACCGGGACTTACATCTAACAATACTCCGACTCAAAATATAAATCAAACTGTGGCATATACCAATATTAATTTTGATGATGATTGGGCTTATATTACTCAAATAAAGGATTACCCTGCATAATGAACGATGATATTGCTAAACATTTGGGGTTAGCACCACTTAGAGATGTTGTTGACGCTGAGATAATCGAATCAAAACCTAAAAAACAAGAGATAGTACAAGAAACTTCTAATGTCGATAGAGACTATAAATATGCCCGTGAGAACTTCATATCAATTATTGAAAATGGAACACGGGCTTTGGAAGACCTTCTAGACGTTGCCACTCAGTCACAACACCCTAGGGCTTATGAAGTCCTTGCGGCGACAATGAAGACTCTGATTGATGCCAACAAGGATCTTGTTGAACTGTCTCGAAAGCAAAAAGAGATGGACACTCCAAAACAACCCGATAGCAAAGTTACCAACAACCTATTCGTGGGATCGACTGCTGATCTACAGAAGGTTCTAAAGGAACTAAGAAATGAATGACGGATATCGTGGTAATAGGAAGTTAAAATCTAAAGGCCTTCAAATTGAATGGACGCAGGAAAGACTTCAAGAGTATATTAAATGTGCTCAAGACCCTATCTATTTCGCTGAAAAATACATTCAGATCGTTCACGTTGACCGTGGTTTGATTCCTATTATACTTTATGATTATCAAAAAGAAATCATGGAAGCGATCAATAAGAGTCGTCGTGTTACAGTCAACACCTCTAGACAGGCGGGTAAGACCACTACTGCTGTCGCCATCATCCTACATTACGTCCTATTCAACGAACACAAAACAGTAGCTCTATTGGCGAACAAAGGTGATGCGGCACGGGAAATCCTTGATCGTATCAAGATTGCATACGAATCATTGCCCGAATGGTTGCAACAAGGTGTTATCGAATTCAACAAAGGATCGGCTGAATTTGAAAACGGAAGTAAGGTAATCGCTGCAGCAACTTCATCGTCTGCCATTCGTGGTCGGTCGGTATCGTTCCTATACATTGACGAGACTGCATTCGTTGAAGGTTGGGATGACTTTTTTGCATCGGTTCTACCCACTATTTCATCTGGTAACACTACAAGAATGTTGTTCACCTCTACGCCGAATGGTTTGAACCACTTCTACAAAACTTGTATGGGCGCTAAAGAAGGCACAAACGGTTCCGAGTATATTGAAGTTCCTTGGCAAAGAGTTCCCGGTCGTGATGAGAATTGGAGAAAAGAAACTCTTGAGGCCATGGATCACGACCTACAAAAGTTCTCTCAAGAATTTGAATGTGAATTCCAAGGTTCGTCGGGCACTCTTATCTCAGGTGCCAAGTTAAAAGAACTGGTCATCAAAGAGCCTATAACCCAAAAGAACAACCTATCAATGTATGAAGCGCCTGTAGTGGGTAGAACATACGCTTGTATCGTTGACGTGTCAAGAGGTAAAGGCCTAGACTACTCTGCATTCCAAATGATTGATGTCACCTCTATGCCATATAAACAGGTCGCCGCATTTAGAGACAATTATGTCACACCGTTAGACTATGCAGACATTGTTTATAGAACGGCTAAGGGGTACAACGAGGCCTCGGTCCTTGTGGAAATAAACGATATCGGACAACAGGTAGCCGAATCGTTGC